ATTTAGAAATCTTAGGTATGTTATCTCAGAATGCTAACACTACTGATTCATGGCATGCAGATGCTAAGGTATTAAATGCAGGTGGTACTGGATTTAGTGATGTTGGTTCTGCTTATGCTTACCAACAAACTTCATGGTTTGCAACTTTAGGTACTAAGGTACAAAAAGTTTCTAATAAGATTCATGCAAAAACTATGCGAGGTGGTGCAAACTTCCTAGTATGTGGACCAGAAGTTGCTACAGTAATTGAATCAATCTCAGGATATGGTGTTGACACTGATGGTGGACAACAACAATTTGCAATGGGTGTAACTAAAATTGGTAGCTTAGCTAACCGATTCACAGTTTACAAAAACCCTTACATGCAATCGAATGAGATTATTATGGGATTCCGTGGTACACAATTCTTGGAAACTGGTGCTGTATATGCTCCATACATTCCATTAATTATGACTCCATTAGTATACGATCCAACTAACTTTACACCAAGAAAAGGTGTGATGACTAGGTATGCTAAGAAAGTTGTTAGACCAGAATTCTACGGTAAGATTAATGTATCTGGATTAAACACTATTTAATAAATAGTATTTAATTTACTTTAAGAAGGGCCCCTTTTTGGGGCTCTTTTTTTTTGTTTTAACTTTAAGCTGATATTTATTATTGTAAACTAAGTCAATATTTATATTTAGGAGAAATTAAATGGCAGCAGGCAAGTACTCATTTATATATGAGCAAGGAACAACAACTGATTTTGAAATTGTTTGGAAGGACTCGGCTGGTTCTCTAGTAGATTTATCTGGTTATGAGGCAAAAATGCAAATAAAAACAGATTATCTCGACAACTCAGGAACTACAGTATTAACTCTAACATCAAGCGCAGGCGACACATATACCAAAGCAGCGGACAAGGCATTCATAAGCCTTTCGGGAAGCAATTTAACAACAGTGCCAGAATCTGGTTCAATTGGTATCTATATAGGATATACAGCAGGAACAAGTATTACAGCAAACGAATATTTTTATGACTTAGAACTCACTCACACAAATACAGCAAAAAGAACAAGATTAATAGAGGGTAAGGTGAAGGTCTCAAAACAAGTAACGGATTAATATATGTCTACCACAATAAACAAAAGTGAAAATACAGTAAATGTATCTAAGACTGAGTCTAATATAACTATTAGTCAAAGTAATTCGTTAGTTAATATAACACCTGAACTAGTAGATACTATAGAGATTAAATCTCCAGGACCAATGGGCCCAGCTGGAACACTAGATAATAATTCAGGTATAGAATCAGGTGGTGATATTACAATACCTGTAAATAAAAAAATCATAACTGGAAATACTACAAATCCTGTTGTAAAGTCTCAAATTTTATTCGGGGCCTCACAATTAGAATTTAAGGTCGGTGACAATAATTTAGGCGGTAAATTCATAGCATTTGGTAATGCTAATACATTTGATGAAGCAAAAAAGAATTCTATAGTATTCAACCATAGACAATCAGATGGTGATATAGTTTTTCACGGGTCTAGCTCAAATTTTCCATCATCAGAAGATGCTGCAAATCTAATGTACTTAGAGGTAAATGAGCAAAAAGTAGGTATAGGAGAAAAACCAGTTGCTGCAAGTCAAAAGCTTACAGTAAAAGGCGGTATAAGTGCAAGTGGTACTGTCTTTGGTGGAGCAGTCATAAGCTATGGCAACATGTCTATTGTTGGAGGCGACCTTCAAATGTTAGGTGCAGAAATACAAGCAGCATCAAATATAACAGCCTCAGGAAATATAAGTGCAAGTGGTACTGTTTCTGGTATTACTGGTTCTTTCCCTCACTTTATTACAACAGGAGAAACAATAGAGTTTAGAGATACTATAGATGGTACAAGAACTGGATTGATAAAATATGATAAGGATAATGGGTTTGAGCTTAGAAATCAAGGTGACACTGGAAGGCAGATACTGAAGATATCAACTGGCTCAGCTGAGAAGTTCGAAGCAAATAATGTTTTTAGGCAAGGTAATCTTAGAATTGAAAATAGTAATGTAAGAACAACTGGCCTTATAAGTGCAAGTGGTATACAAGCTCCTGGATTTGTCGCACAATCAACTGGTGTGACAATAGGTAGTGTATCAAATAAAATACCTGTTATTGTACATGGTGCAATTAAAGGAAAAGGTTCACTTGTTAATATAGAGAGTGGTAGTATATCTGCATCTGCAGCAGTTCAAGCATTAACTGGTTCATTTGGAACTGGCACAACAACAATAACTGACAATGTTTCAACAGGTGGTACAATTTTAGCGGTAGGTAATATCACATCAAATGCATCGGTAGTAAGTGATACAGTAAGGGCAGATAATGTATTAGCAGGTGAAGGAAAGCGCGAGGTTAATTTAGGTAAGGTTAGCGAAAGAGTAGACCTTATTGTTCAAGGTGGAATAAAGATAAGAGGATCAGAAATTACCTTAATGTCTGGTAGTATATCAGCCTCTTCAGATATAAGTTCGTCTGCAACTGTTAGAGCATTAACTGGTTCATTTGGGACAGGTACAACTACAATAACAGATAGCATAACTACAACTGGTGGAGTAACTGCGGCTGGCACAGTAACTGCAGCTGATTTAACTACTGCTGGCACAATAACAGCAAATACAGTCAGAGGAGATGAAATACTAGCAGGTGTAGGTAAAACAGAAGTTAATCTAGGTAAAGTTGGTGAAAGAGTAGACCTTATTGTTCAAGGTGGTATTAGAATAAAAGGTTCTGATATTGTAATGGAAAGTGGTAGTATACAAGCATCCTCAGATATTATAGCTACAGGTTCTATTTCAAGTATAACTGGTTCATTTGACCATATTATTACACTAGATGACACAATAGAATTTAGAGATAAAACAAATAAAAGGCGAATAAAAGGATATGCAAAGTTTGACCCAATTGAAGGTTTAGTTGCACATAGTGCATCTATGGATGCAGGTCTTAGTGCAGTTGAGTCAATAACTATAATGCCTAAGATTGCTAATGCAATTAAGAAGATGCCAGCACAAGGAGGCGGTGCACCAAGTATAGGTGGAGTATTATTCTCTGGTGAAAATGACATAAATTTACCAGGAGTAAATATAGCTGGTAATCAAGATACAACTGGAACAGCAGCCAAAGCAAATAGGGCTACTATTGCAAATACGGCAACTACAGCTGGTTCTATAACTCCTGGTGACTTCATAAAACAACCTAAAGGTGGGTTAACTTTTGCGGTAAAAGGCGGAAAGCTTATAATAACTGCAGGGTCAGAATTAGGCGGAGGAACATATACAATTTCACCAGATGCATAGGCCTTTAATTAAAGACAGTGATATTTATATAAAAGGAGAATTATATGGCAACTAAGATACCAATTTGGCCGGGGTCGGCATCATTTTTTCCAGGTGATACACCATTTGGGATGTATGATAATGATAATCAATTTCGACAAGATATTGAAAAGACTGCAGTTTGGTGTGCACGTAGAATTGGGTATCCTATAGTAGATATAGAACTTCAACAGTCACAATTCTTTGCATGCTTTGAGGAGTCGGTAACTGAGTATAATGCACAAGTTAATAGATTTAACATTAGAGAAAATTTATTATCTTTACAAGGTGCACCAACAGCTTCAAATTATTCAGGTAAGGACATACAGGGAACTGGTCTAAATAAGCTTATAAACTTAAGTAAAGAGTATGGTAGTGAGGCAGGCGTAGGCGGAAATGTTACTTGGTATTCAGGTTCAATAACAACAACGAAAAATGTCCAAACATATGATTTAACAAATACTAGTACAACATCATTTGAATCTGGTACACCAGGAACAACACCAATAGAAATTAAAAGAGTATTTCATCAAGCATCTCCAGCAATGACAAGATTTTTCGATCCTTATGTTGGTACTGCAACTGCAACATCTCAACAAATGAATGAAATGGGATGGAGTGGTTTTAGTCCTGCAATAAATCATATGATGATGCCAATGTATGACGACCTACTTAGAGTTCAGGCAATAGAAATGAATGACCAGATTAGAAAGTCTGCATATAGTTTTGAGCTACAAAATAATAGACTAAGAATATTTCCACTACCTACTGGTAGCTTTGAAGTACACTTTCATTATATAAAAACAGCTGATAGGTCAGATGCATCGCTAACAGGCTCTGTTATATCTGATTTTTCAAATATAACCTATAATCATATTGAATATACTTATATAAACAATCCTGGAAAGCAATGGATAAAAAAGTATACATTAGCACTATCAAAAGAGTTATTAGGTGCAATTAGAAGTAAATACGGTTCAATACCTTCACCTGGAGGAGATGTAAGTTTAGATGGAGAGACTCTTAGAAGTGAAGGGATAGCAGAAAAAGAATCACTAGTATCAGAATTAAGAGAAGATTTAGAGGCTGCATCTAGAAGAAACGCAATGGAAAGGCAAAATGATGAGGCAAACTTTCATCAAGAAACAATAAATAAAGTACCACTTGGTATATACATAGGATAATTATGGCATTATTTTCAGGAAATAGAGACATGCAACTATTTGAGAGGTTCAGCGTTGAGCTAATAGATAGGCTTGTAGGAACTGAAGTAGATATATTTAAGATATCAAAGACTCTTACTAAGGAAAATATATATGGAGAGGCTATAAGAAAAGTATACAAAACAGCTGTAAGAGTTGGTTGCTTAATAACACCAGAGCAGAAGGAGTGGTCTTCAGGAGAGTTAGGTGAAGACGTAACAAAGCAATGTCAGTTTGCTTTTGTTAGAAGTACAGTAAAAGATAAGAATCTAAAGATACAGGTAGGTGATATATTTAATTGGGATAACACATATTGGCAGGTTGATAAAACAAATAGTGGTAGATATCACATGGCACATAACCCATCTACAACAACATTAGGTGAGGATTTTGGGTTAAACTTACAAATTATTTGTGAAACTCATATGGTAAGAAAAAGTAGTTTATCAATAGAAAATACATATGTTGGAAATCCAGGAATAATACCGGATAATATATAATGGCAAAAGAAATTAATAATAGACAGGATGGTTCACAACCAAAAGCTAGGTCGAAACAGAGTACTAGGGATAAGCTGCAAAAAAGAGGTAGCCAAACCTTGAAGTCAAATTTCAGGGGAAAAGATATATCTCTTGGCCTAATGGATATTGACACTGTAATTGTTGAATATTTTGAAAATGCAATAAAGCCTGAGGTGATGGATAGTACAGGTCAAAGAATACAAGTACCAATAATGTATGGCAATCCAGAAAGATGGGCATCTATTCAAAAGAGTAGAGTATATAGAGATGAAAACGGCCAGTTGCAACTACCTTTAATAATGTTCAAAAGAACATCAATAGAAAAGAATAGAAATCTTGGAAGGAAAATGGATTCAAATTCACCTAAACTATATCAAGGTTTTCAAAATGAATATTCTACGCTAAACAAATATGATAATTTTGCAAAGCTACAAGGAATGCAAAGAAAGAAACACCTTAAGAAGGTTGTTGTACCGGACTATATTGACTTATCTTATGATTTTATAGTCACAACAGAGTTTTTAGAACAAATGAACGGAATAGTTGAGGCAATAAACTATGCAGAGGGTTCATATTGGGGTGTCAAAGAAAAATTTAATTTTAAGAGTAAGATAGACAGTTTTGATAATGCAGTAGAAATGGATTCTGGTGCAGACAGAGTAATAACAACTAATTTCTCACTAACATTATCTGGCTTTTTAATACCTGATGTACTACAAAGGAAGTTAAATGCTGAAAGTCAAGATGTAATTACATCAATGGCAGTAAAGATTAATGAATCAACAATGCCACAAGAAGACTTTCCAAATACAATGCCCCCAGGAGATACAACAGGTATAAGATTTGAAATTTAATAAAAAATAGTTATAGGAGAACAATAATGGTAAAAAAGTTTACAACAGATGAATTAACAAAATTAAAAGACATAGCTAATAAGTATCTTGAAGTACAAGATAGATTAGGTGGTTTAGAGATACAAAAGGCTATGATAGAAAAACAAAAGGTTAGCATATTATCAGAGCTTGAAGTTTTGCAAAAAAGCGAAGATGAACTAGGCCTTCAGCTAAAAGAAAAATATGGTGAAGGAACTATTGATATTGAAAAAGGAGAGTTTACTCCTAGATCGTAATTTTGCACTTTTTATTTGATATTTATATAACGAATAGAATACATAAACGTATTTCATATGTTAACAGAATTTTAGGAGAGAAATAAATGGCTGAGAAAATTGTATCACCAGGTGTATTTACCTCGGAAAAAGATTTATCATTCTTACCCCAAGCTGTAGGTGAGATTGGTGCTGCGGTAATTGGACCAACAGCTAAAGGTCCTGCAATGGTACCGACAATGGTATCTAATTATACTGAGTTCGTCTCAATCTTTGGAGATTACGTAACTTCAGGTTCAACCGACGCAGATAAAAGAAATTACTCCCT